GTTCCGTTTCTAAGCCAAGCGTGAACCGTATAGGGCCGGCGGCCTACTACCTGAGCGAATTCATTGACCGTCAGCCAATGCGCACGCCACAGGCAGGGAGGTATGCGCCGCGCAGAAGAAGTATGTAGAGAAGAACGATGGGGGATAGAGGCAAGAGCACAATCCCCGGATAAAGTCGGAACCACTGTCTCGCACGCTTTCTCAGATCCAAGCATCGCGGGTAGCAATAATGCGTGTCCGCTACCCTTTCTTCTACCGATTGCAAATTCCCAGCGGGTAATCCAGCGGCAATTTCCCGTCGGCGGGCAACAACGCGGGCAAAGAAATCCTAAATCAGGATTCCTCCTACTAAGGTACATCTTCTGCGCACGCGGACCCATATCAAGCTCGAACCGATCAAAATCGTGCAGCCAGTGCTCACACATCACCAATCCACGTTTGCCAATCTGTGGCCAACTTTTGTTGTTGGAATTAACCGTGCTTTGCTTAGCGCTCTTCCATGCGGCGTACACCGGATTGGCATTAGGTCGTATGCTCGTTTTTATCAGCCTTCTCGATTCTGATTTTGCGTACTTTGCGCAAGCTTTTCGCATCGATCCTCCCAAACTTACTTTCTGCCTGACTTAACTTTTGCCAGCGCGGCCAGGGCCTGACTGGTCTGCTGCTCATGCGCAATGCCCTCTGGATCTGGATAACCTAGCGTGCGCAGTCCGCGCTCCGGCCCAACCACCCCGGATTTCATCAGATCAGGCGTGATCTTACGCACAATGGCCTCCGACAGTGGCCGCACCGACGCTTCGTCCAGGGCCACATCGTAAGTTGAAGGATCGACTTGCCCGTTCCACGCCGCGAGAGTGATCCCCTCCGGCCCACGGTAGGGCAAAGTCGTCCGTTGTTGATACCTACACATGGTGTCAAAGAAAAACTCACCCGCCATTTGCGCGGTTTCTGTGAGCCAACGTCCGGCGAGCTGCAACAACCCGGATGATTGCAACACAGCCGAATCGAACAAGTCAGTCGAAACATTCCCGGCGCCGGGGTTTCCCTGACGGGACGCGGAAAATCCAAGACAGTCATTCTGGAGGGAAAGTAGCTTCTCAGCCCCCTGCAACGCGCCGTTTCCAATAGCCTGAGGAGTGATCGGTGATGGAGGCTTGCTGCCTGGCTTGATCACGACCACCTCGCCCGGAAGCCCTCCAAAGCCATCAATGTCAATTCCTGTGTTTTCTTCGATCACCCACAGTGCGTTGTTCATGCGCAAGCCATTCTCGAAGATCTGCGAGTAGAACCGCTGAGCCAGCCTCTGCATGTTCTCAGTCATACGAGTGGCAGGAATCCCCCAAGGACCAAACAGCGGTGGCAGAACGTAGTTTGGGAAGATGGGAAACCTAGGCGCATTCAAGTCGCGGCGGCGGGGGTAAGGGTTGTCGCCATCCTGCAATATCACACCCTCGCATTCGACCAGCCAACGACCGTTGGGGTACTTCAGCCGGACTTCAGGATCGATCAACGAAGTTGCGGGTACATCCGCCTTCTCGACCGTCTCTCGAGTGTAATCTCGGCAGAACACATGCCTGACCAGCACACGCCACTCCGAAGTCTGCGTACGAGCGTTCTGACCAGATAAACCGGGCATCGACGACATCGGGCCTGAAGGCTGATGGATCCCATAACCAGAATCGCCGGAGAACGGCTGAAATCCGCCTGATGTGTGCCGCGGAGCGATCGCACGGGAAGTCTCGGGCCATTTCAACCGAACGTCTTCCAAGTTCATCCATGTGCCCCAACCTGCGTAGGCCGGGTTCCATGTGTAATCCGCGCCAGGATCGAAAAACACCAGCCGCGGATCAATCGACCGCGCCCACATGCCGCCACGCGCGCGGGAGAGATCAGGATCAAACCCGGCAACAATCCACCCGGCACCACAATACCGCGCCGTCAATCCGGCCATGAGCAGATGCAGGTTCATTTTACTGATCTGCCACTGGGCCTGAAGGGAAACCTCACGAGCGAGGTCACGGGCGGAGGTGGGGGCCAGGGAGGAATCCGCTTGCCGCGCGCCAGAGTAAGATGGATCGGATGCGCCGGCGGACGGGAACACATACATCCGAGGAGAGAGATTCGAGACCTGATTCGCCTCTTCCAACATGATCCGCTGCAACATGGGGATCGACAGGGAAGGACGATAAACTGGACCGGGAGTCATCGCATCTTGTAGATTGTATAGGTCTTCGGCAGATTTAGCGAAATTCTCTCCAAGGGCTTTGTTGCGCGCAGAGTCGGAAGCTTCCACCCAGTCCTGTATGTGGCGAGCCCTGGGATCGATTGACTCCTGCTTAGCGGACTTGCGCGCCGTTCCGATGAACGTCAAGTTTCCCATCTAAACCCCTGTCCATCTTCAGAGTAGCACTACCGTATCCCTAGTGCACCCGCCGCGCCGTTATGGCCCCGTAAGCTGTCACTGTACCTGCCGTAAACGTCGCCTCAGCCACAAGATAAACTGGCGTCGACGAAGAAACGTTAACGATCTTACGCGGAATCGCCAGACTGGTCTTGAACGATGTTGTGGCGATCACTGCAGGAGTCGCGTAGAAGACCTCTGTGCCATCAACGGGTAGCGTGGCGGTCGCCGTGCTGATGCCGCTTTCCCAAACCGCCGCGACCGACACACTTGCTGTAGAGGCCACATAGGTTACACTCCCCGAAACGTCCCAATCACCCGCCGTCAAAGTGATGAAAGTCACATTGGCAGGTGTCGCGGTTGTCAGAGAAACAGCGGAGCCGGAGGGGATCAAAGAAGACAGCGGCTGACCAACATAGCCTGCACCCGCCGCCGCCCCGTTTGTCACCCCAGTAATTCCAACTGTCGATGAAATCGCGCCAAGAAAATTCGTTGGTCCTTGATTGCCGGGAATCAGTGTGCAATTCGTGATCGGCGCGAGGTTGAACCCGTAAACAACATAGGTCGTCGTGCCATTCACGCAATTTACGCCGGTTCCTGTTCCAACAATCAAACCGCTGATCGCATGGGCCGTTGCTGTAGTGTTTGCGTCTGGCAGGTAGATGTTTGCCGTGCCTGCCACAGTGTTCAACAGGCCACCGCTAAAGAGTAACTGACCTCCCGCCGTCATATCGACGTTGTAGCCGCTGCTTTTCGTCATATTCGGGTTGTAAAGCGCAACAATTGCGCTCGTGCCACCCGATGCGATCTTCTGGCTTCCGGTCAGCGCCTCGCCATAGAGCAACCCATTGACCGTCGTAGTGTAGCTATTTCCACTTAGGTTGACCCCATACAGATGGTCGTAACATCCTGCGCCAAGCGTCAGATTGCCCGTGTAGCTTCCGCCATGAGACTCGTTGCGAATAGTCGATGCACAAGTGCTGTGCGTGACCGTTCCAACCGTATTGAGGTCGTAGCGCGTAAACGGCAGAGCATTGTTCGTAACCCCGGCGCTGAAAGTCCAAGTCGAATTGTTTCCGTAGACCGTCACTGGAACCGTTGGAATGGTCGTTGCGGTAGAGGCCGAATATCCGGCATTCGGGCTGGAGAAGATCGACACCAGCCCCGTACTTGGAATAGCCAGCGTGGGAATGTTCTTGTACGGACGCTCGATTGTTCCGTCTGCGGTGTAAGTATCCGTCCGGTTCAGATCCAGCGTGAGCATTTGCGCATCGGTCGCAGGATAAACGAAGGATGTAGTGCTGGATGCTGTCTGAACAAGCAACGCCCCTGCTGCTCCCCCTGTAATACTTGTGGCTGTAGCGGCCGAAGGAGCAGGGGACAACGTGCCAGAATAGTTGACGTTACTGAGATACGCCGCGCCCGTCTGATTATCTTGATAGTAGAGCGCCGGCGCACCAGAACTAACAGCGGTGGAATAATCGCCAGCGGCGACTATGGCCACAAGCGAAGCGTAGCACCGCTGGTACGTGTCAAGCCAAGTGAGAGATGCCAAAGAAGGGTAAGCCGGAGCCGAGCAAACAGCGAACTTCCAGAACGTGCCTGTCGTGCCCGCTGGAGGAGCAAAAGCCGAATTCGGATACAACGAAACGGCAAGCGAGCCTGTTGGGCTAAGCGAACCAGAAAAAAAAGGAGGAATAACCGGGCCACTGGACTGAACCACCACACCAGAGGAATCCACCAAGGATATCTGATAAGAACCGTACTCGTAAGGCGCAGAATTGGTGCCGGTAACGGTCGCGGTTACGGCAACAGGGAGAGGCACTTGTGCCAAGGCACATGTTGCACACCCTGCCAAAGATATGGCGACAAATATCCTCTTCAGCATAAACACGGGCTTAACTCCTTTTGCGGCTGCGGCCGCGGCTACGCTTGGCTTGAGACTTCTTCACGACAGAATTGGCGCCACGGATCGCACGAGCATCGCTACTGGTTCGCTCAAGAATCGAGTTCGCCACGTCGCTCCACTGGCGCCGACGCTTCGGCGTGCTGGCCGCGCGATCATGCTTAATGGCATCCTTGGCCTTCCAAGGCATATGTCTACCTCCGCTTGCCCGCCGCGGGCCTCGCCGGCGCGCGCTTGGGAGATCGTTTTATAGGCTGCCGGGCCGCACCGGACGCTTTTGCTGCCGCATCTTTCTCAGCCTGCTGCCGAAAAGAGTCGTTAGCCTTCCGCACCATATCGTCGTGCCAAGAAGTATCCTGCCGCTTAGAAGACGAGGGCTGGCTCAGCCGATCATAGAAATTGCCTATCTTGCGCGTAATACCCACGAGTGGCTCTGCGGCTCCCCAATCCTGCGGCATGGATCAACCCCGTTTCCGCGCCCGGCGCTTACCAGGCTTCTTCTCGGCATCCCGAACGGCTTGGCGAAGGAACTTAACAGGATGAGAACGGGCTTCAAGAGCGGGGGTTTCCTGACTCTCAGGAACTGCGGATTCATGCTTCATCGACGGCCTCCTACACGCGGACGACGGCGACGAGCCGAACCCCGCGCCGAACTGTGTGCTGAGTGGGCAGCGGGGGCAGAGAATCCCTCCCCCGCTTCGGCTGGACTTGCGCCTGACTGCCCATCCCGTTTGATCGACTTCCGCTTGGATGCCTTGCCCCCGCCCCCAAGCGCGGTCCGCGCATGTTCCAGCGCGTCATCCACAGAAGCGGCAACACGCCGGATAGTCCGACCTGATCCGTCTTTCTTCCCGTCACGCCGGTAATGCCTCACGACAA